TTAATGAACTTATTGAAGATGTGTTTTGTACAGATTATGTAATGGCTGTCAAAGGCGAAGATAACTATAGGGACATAATCTATCCAGACTATAAAGCTAATCGTAAACGAAACCCTAGAGGTCGAAATCCATTTGTTCCAATAATTCGTCAGCTGGCTGTAGCTGAGGACTTGGCAGTCAATGCACATGGTCGTGAGGCTGATGATTTAGTTAGAATTTGGGCTAATGAAGCAAAAGCAGCAGGTAGAGATTTTATCATCTGTACATCAGATAAAGATCTCAAGTGTATTCCTGGTAAATATTACAATATTACCAAAAAGGAATTATCTGTAATTTCAAAAGAAGAAGCTTGTAGGCATTTCTATGAACAACTTTTAAAAGGAGATCCTACAGATAATATTCCGGGAATTCCCGGAATTGGCCCTGTAAAAGCTACAAATACACTCAAAGATTTAAATGATGAACAAGCTTTTCAAGAAGCTATAGTTGAACAATACTTGATCGCATTTGGTCCAGATCTTTGGCATGAAGCCTTGCTTCTAAATGGTAAACTATTAAATATCCAGAATCATGTCGAAGACTTTTGGGATATCTCTCATTGGCCGATAATCCAAGAATTAGTATTTTAGTAATACTTTAAGATTAAGGGATCTTAAATGATTAAACTTAAAATGGAAAATGCTGTATATTATTTTCAAGACAGCTTGATACTTAAACTTCTAGAGAATGCGAATTTCATATCAAGTGAGATAATGGCTCTAGCGGACGTTGTGATTTCAATGAATACTGCAGTAATTAAAGATAGGTATCACATCAATCTTGAAAAAGCTTATGATACCCTCTTTGAATTACAAGGTAACCCAATTGATTACGAAGTTACATTATCGTCAGTGTCTAATGAGCCCACTTTTACTGGTATTTCAGCCTTCTCTAGGACAATAAAGAAGGTATTTCATGCTAAAAGTTCCAAAGGTAACTTCACATTCACAATCGAACAACAAGTTGGTCCTGCCTAAGTTTCTTAATGGGCATTGGCACTTTCCGGAACAAATGGGAGACGGCGTAGGTTTCATCTATATTATTAGAGATGCTTACTTACGCCGTTTCTATTTAGGTAAGAAACTATTCAGAGGTACAGGTAAAATCAATAGAGGTAAAGAGTCTAACTGGAAGACTTACAAAACATCCTCTAAATTAATGGCAGATCTTTTTAGAGAAAGGCCCCTGGATGAATTTGAGTTCATATGTATTGAGCAGTATAAAACCAAGGGATGCTTGACATACGCTGAAACATGGTCATTATGTCTAGTTGAGGCACCAACAAAGGAAGAATGGTATAATAAAAGATTGGAGAGTGTATCTTGGAATGTACGTGAGCAAATAACTGAACGTCACAAAGAACGGCTGCAAAGAGCAGTCTCATGGGGTATATTTGATGAAAAATATTAGACAAGATGTAGAAAGAATTGTACTGCTTTTAATTGCTATATTATTCAACGCTATCCTTGTTATCAATACAAATTTTAAATCATTGATAGAAGTCATTATTGTAGGGTTCATTACACTAATTATCTTCTATACGTGTGTAATACCCTTGTGTTCAATCGTTATTTATAAGGTGACTAAATGGGTAAAATCGTAAAAGCTCACCAACCCTGCATAGACCCTGATTGTGGCTCATCTGATGCAAGGCAGATTTATGAGGATGGTACATCATTTTGTTTCTCATGTCAAAAGTGGTTCCCAAAAGGTGCCGATGAAGATTTTGAACCTGTAAACAAGGCACCAAAAGTTCCAAAAATACCGTCTTTAAATAAGAAATTATCAATATTAGAAATTAAAGAATTACCGATAAGAGGGTTTCGTGAGAGAGACATTACGAAGACTGTTACAGAATTTTTCGGAGTTAAAGTTTCTTACAATGAGAGCGGTGAGATAGATACACATTATTATCCTTATGATAATGGGACAGCTTTTAAAATAAGAAAACTTCCAAAGAATTTTGTATGGGCTAATAAGTCGTCTAATCTATTTGGTATTGATAAATTTAACGGAGGTGGTAGACGTGTTGTTGTTACAGAGGGCGAAATTGATGCATTAAGTGTTGCTCAAGCTTCACTTGATCGATGGGGTAAGATATACCCGGTAGTAGCATTATCATCATCTGTAATGACTAAGTCTCTTTTAGAGAATCGAGATTGGCTTAGATCTTTTAAAGAAGTTGTCTTATGTATGGATGAAGACGAGGCAGGTGAAAAAGCCAAATCAGAAGCCATACGTATCATTGGTTTCGATAAAGTTAAAATAGCAAAACTACCTGAAAATGATCCAAATGATATACTCGTAAAACATGGTAGCGATAGGTTAAATCAAGTAATATTTGATGCTGCTCCTTATGTACCTGCGGGTATTATTGGTAAAGAAAAATTATGGGAGAGTTTAGAGGAGTACAATTCAATAGCCTCTGTTGCTTTCCCAGAATGTTTAGAAGGAGTTAATACCAAGACAAAAGGTAAGAGGCTTGGTGAAATTACATTGTTCATCTCAGGAACTGGATCGGGTAAGAGTACAATTATTCGTGAATGTATTTTAGATGATGTAAAGTGTAACCTTGAAAATGATGAAAAAGTTGGAATAATTGCACTAGAAGAAGGGCCACCAGAAACAGCTAGAAAATTAGCTGGTATGGCAATCAATCGCAATCCAGCAAAAGAAGAAATACCTTTAGACGAACTAAAAATTGGCTTCGATCAAGTGTTTGGTGAAGATAAAGTCCTTCTACTTGATCATCACGGTTCTATAACTGACAACAGTTTAGTCGACCAATTAGAATACATGTGCTTAATGGGTTGTAAATATATTTATATAGATCATATAACAATCCTTGTTTCAGAAGGCGTTGAAGATCTTCGGGGAAATGAAGCACAAGATAAAATTATGAATGACCTCTTGAGATTGGTTAAGCGATATCCTGTTTGGATTGGTTTGATATCACATCTCAGAAAAGCACCAGGTGGTGGTAAAACATTTGAGGAAGGTAAGTTACCATCAATTGATGATATAAGAGGTTCAGGTTCCATTAAACAGATATCCTTTGACATTGTCGCATTTGCTAGGAATATGATTGCAGTAGATGAAGTAGAAAGAAATACTATTCTTATGCAAGTTTTAAAATGTCGTTATACTGGCTTGACAGGTAATGTTAAAGGGGCTAGATACATCTATGAAACCGGAAGGTTACAAGCTTGTAAAGCTCCTGTATCTGAAGAATTCCACGTATTATAACCACCCTTCAAGGAGTAAAAATGCTTAAGAAAGAAGATTTGCCGAAGATTGAACCTAAGTGGAGTACTATCGGTTATTTGACATATAAGAGGACATATGCAAGGCCTCTTGAAAATGGTACTGATGCAACGGAAGAGTATCAAGATACCATAATGCGTATTCTTAATGCTTGTCGTCATCAATTCCACTGTGGTTTTACAGAAGATGAAGAGTATCGATTGGCCGAGTATTTGCTTAGTCTTAAATGTTCAGTTGCAGGTCGATATCTTTGGCAGGCAGGGACAAAAACTGTTGATCGTTTAGGTCTAGCATCGCTTCAAAATTGTGCTTTCACTGTCGTAGATGATCCTATCAGACCGTTTACGTGGTGTATGGATATGCTTGCCTTAGGTTCAGGTGTCGGGTATAATATTCAGAGAGAACATGTCAGTAAACTTCCAAAAGTACGTGATTGGTTCTCAGCACCTACTCGTGTGGATGATCCTGGAGCAGACTTTATTGTACCCGATTCGCGCGAAGGTTGGGTAAGACTGCTTGGTAAAACACTTAAAGCTGCCTTCTTGTCAAAGACACCAAATAAAGGCACTTTCACATATTGCACTATGGTGGTGCGAGGTAAAGGTACACCCATCAAAGGTTTCGGTGGTGTAGCTTCCGGCCCCGAAGATCTTTGTTGGGGTATTGCAGAAATTTCAAAAATTCTTAGTAAACGTCGAGGTCGTCAGATCCGACCTATTGATGCACTCGATATAATGAATCTTATCGGGCATATTATTGTAGCCGGTAATGTTCGACGTAGTGCTCAAATTGCAATTGGAGACCCTGATGATGTAGAGTTTCTTCTTGCTAAGCGATGGGATATGGGCAATATTCCTAAATGGCGTGCTATGTCTAATAACTCCGTAGCATGTAATGATATTGAAGATTTGCATGATTACTTTTGGGAAGGTTATGAAGGCAAAGGAGAACCATATGGGTTAATAAACCTTAAACTTTCACGCAAATGTGGGCGTATCGGTGAATTCCAATATCCGGATTTTAATATTCAAGGATACAATCCTTGTGCAGAACAGTCTCTAGAGCCTTTTGAGACATGCTGTTTAGCAGAAGTATTTCTTCCTAATGTAGAGTCTAAAGAAGAGCTTTTTGATATTTGTGAATTACTCTACCGTGTAAATAAACATTCATTGATGCTTCCATCACATCATCCTGAGACTGAAGAGGTCGTACATCGTAATATGCGTATGGGGATTGGAATGACAGGAATCCTCCAAGCTACTGAAGAACAACGTAGTTGGCTTAATGAGGCATATGAGTATCTTAGAGATTTCGATATTGAGTATTCAGATTTGCATAACTTTAACAGATCTATTAAATTGACTACAGTAAAACCTTCTGGTACACTTAGTTTGTTACCAGGTGTAACTCCAGGAATCCATCCGGCAATTGCACAATTCATGTATCGGAGAATTAGAATTGCATCGGAGCATCCTTTGGTTGAGATATGTAAAAAGAGTAACTACCCTGTAGAATATGTACGTAACTTTGATGGGTCAGAGGATTATGGTACTGTTGTAGTTACATTTCCTTTTAAATACCCTGAAGGTACAGTACTTGCAAAAGATATGACAGCAATACGTCAATTGGGTGAAATTAAGAGGATGCAAGAAGAATGGTCTGATAACAGCGTATCTTGCACTATCTATTATACCAAGGAGGAATTGCCTGAGATTAAAGCATATTTACAGAAACATTATAAAGATTATCATAAGAGTCTTTCATTCTTATTGAGGGTTGATCATGGTTTTGATCAAGCACCTTATGAAGAAATAACTGAGGAGGAGTATGATAAGTTAGTAGCATCCACAAAATTGATTACAAATATTACTGATGCAGATTTTGAGGCACTTGATGAATGCGCATCTGGTGCATGTCCTATTCGCTAAATGAGGGTAAATAAGAATGACCAGCTCAGAAATTATGAATTTCTTATGTATGATCAGTGAGACACCAAGCAATAATGATAAAATTGACTGGTTACGTGAATTACTTGAAGATGATGATTTTCGTAGAGTTATTCAGCTGGCCTATGATCCTTATGTTACATTTGGAATAAATAACCTTTCATTTGTAACAGCAGAGCCTGGTTTTGAGGATTTTGATGAAGGTACATTTATGATTCTCAATGATCTCTCAAAAAGGATTATTACAGGCAACTCTGCAAAAGATATAATAAATACATTATTCTCTAAGCTAAATAGACCCTCAAGAGCTCTCTTTCAATATATTCTTGAGAAGGATCTTAAAGCTGGATTTCATGCCAAAATGATCAACAAGGCATACCCTAAGCTAATACCTGTACCTGGCTATATGCGATGCTCACTGCCGAAAGAAACAAATATATTTGAATGGCCTTGGCTTGCTGGTGTTATTAGCCAAGAAAAACTTAATGGTTCATTCTTAAATGTAACATTTAATGATAGTGTACAATTAATGACACGTAAAGGTCAATTTTATGCACCTGAGTCTTTTAAAGAAATTGTTGAAGCAGTTGATCTTTGTTTCCCAAATAAACATCAGGCACATGGTGAAATCTTAGTTATACGTGATGATAAAATTCTAAGTCGAAGTACAGGTAATGGTATACTAAACCATGTACGGAAGGGCGGTTCTTTCAAGAGTAATGAGAAGCCATTTCTAAACCTTTGGGATATTGTAAGCCTTAAAGTACTTGAAGGTGAAGAGAAGGGACAACCTTATGCCGTAAGGTATGCTATGCTCAAAGAAATATGCTATATGCGTAGAAACATATTACAGGTGGTTCCTAACCGAGTAGTGTATAGTTATGCTGAAGCAATAGAACATTTCAAAGAGATACGTTCTAAGGGCGGCGAGGGTACTGTAATTAAGCATCCAGACGGTCTCTGGCAAAATACTACTTCAAGATTCCAAGTAAAAGTAAAAGATGAGAAAGAGGCAGACTTACGTGTAATCGGTAAAAATGCTGGCAAGGGTAAAAATATTACTACATTTGGTTCACTAATTTGTATAACAGAAGATGAACAACTTTTAGTTTCAGTTTCAGGCTTCACAGACAAGCAACGTGAAGAAATAAATGAGAATTTTGATAAGTATCTTTATAGGATCATACCGGTATTATTTACAGATCTTATAAAAGCAAAGAACTCTGAAACATACTCAATGGAAAACCCAAGAGTAGATTCTAAGAGTTTTGAAGTTCGTACTGATAAAGATGAGGCAGACACATTAGATCGTTTACTCCAAATGTAAGGATTGAAAATGACTGGAATCAAAAAACCTATTATCCGTAAAATTCTCCGTAACAAAATTGATCACTGGCTTAAAAGTATCGAAGATGAAACTGTTCGTAAGGTTGCAGCCGAGAATGTAATAGTTGCGGGTGGTGCAATTTGTAACCTATTGCAAGGTGAATCACCAAATGACTATGACTTGTACTTCAAGACAATGGATGCTACCCTTACCATTGCAAAATATTATGCCAAGAAGTTTATTGAACTTCGTGAGGCAGATGGAAAGTGTGTACAAAGACACTATAAACCAGTAGTACAAGTGACACAAAGAACAAATATTCGTGGTGAAAATGAAGATCGAGTAGTAGTCTACATTAGAAGTGCCGGAGTTGTGTCAGAAGCGGAAGGTGAAGATTATCGATATTTCGAAACATTGCCTGAAGAACACACTGAAGATTTTATTGAATCTTTATCCAGTGTAGATCTAGACGGAAATGATCCTGTACAAATGGCTCAAGCATTGACAAAAGATAAGAAGCAGAAGAAACCGATGTATCGTCCTGTATTTCTTACTGAAAATGCTATTAGCCTGTCTGATAACATTCAAATTGTAATTCGATTCTTCGGTAATCCTGATAAAATTCATGATAACTATGACTATGTTCATTGCATGAACTATTTTGACTATCATGGTAATGTATTAGGGCTTCGACAAGAAGCTGTTGAAGCAATCCTGTCGAAAACTTTGATATACAAGGGCAGTTTGTATCCAATCGCTTCGCTCTTTCGTATTCGTAAATTTATAAAGCGAGGCTGGCGAATTACTGCCGGACAAATGCTGAAAATCATTATGCAATTGAATGATATAGATCTCACTGATAGAGACGTTTTTCAAGAACAGCTCATAGGTGTTGATCAAGCATATATGACTCAGCTGCTTGAGGCTATTCAGAGTACAGACAATGTGACTATCATTGATACCACCTACATTATTCAATTAATCGATTCTATCTTTGAGGAAATTTGATGAAATTAAGAACTTTGTACAATGTGATAATTATAGCGACATGTCTTGCTATGGGTATTTATTGTGCACACTCAATATATGTTGATATTTATAATTATATCATAGTTACTCAGGAGCAAAATCATGGGAAATAAGTATGGATGGTATTGTAAGCATTGCGGTGCATTTATGAATTCAAATTCCAGGAGTAAAGTAGAAGCATTTAAAAAGTATCATAAAAATAATAACCATCGTTGCGCTCTTCGTGTCACAAAAGGTGATACCCTCGCAAGACCTTCACTTGCAAAGCATTTAGATGATACAAAGTATAAGTATACTATCAAACGTCCTAGACTGTTCTAATTAGTAAATCAAGGCCCTTATGTAAAAGTAAGGGCCTTTAAAATGGAGATAACATGAAAGAAGGAACTAAAAGTTGGTTATTTGGATGTCATAGCATTGTACATTCGTATTATGTATTCAAGGCTTGGAAAGTACTATATGGTAGCTATCCAAATTTCATGGAGACTATTTGCATTCTTCTACATGATATAGGATATATTGGAATAGATTATCTTTCAAATAAATCTAATAAAGGACATGCTATCTTAGGAGCTAAAATTGCTAAATTCCTATTCGGTGAAGCAGGGTGGAATCTTGTAATTGGCCATTCTAGAGCTGATAGTAAAGCAAATAATGTCCCACTCAGCCCTTTAGAGGGGCCTGATGATTATTCTTGGTTACTTGCTCCGGATTGGTGGTTAGATTTTAATCGATTCATAGAACCACAATTAGCGGGTAGAGCTTGGAAAAAGAAAGTCAAAGATAATTGGGAGTCAGGCAAGCGTGTTGGAGGAATGGAGCTAGGATTTTATGGCAGAGACAACAATTAAACTAAACGGTTTAAATTATGATGTTGAATATGAAAAAGATTGTGACGGTATAATCATTAATGCAATTACAAATATTTGGAATGTGGATTTTTTCATATCAGATTATTTTAAAGACAAGTGTAATAGTCTTACATTAATAGATTATAGCCCTGAAGTCCTACTGGTAAAATTATATGATAAACTTTATGCTGACTTAAGGAGTTCTCAAGATGACTATGAATATGAAAAATGGCAAGAAAAAAGATGTTTCGAAGAATGGCCAAATGTTTAAAGTTTCATTTAGGATCGTAGAAACAATCAATACAACTAAGAAGCAGAATTGGTTACAAAGGTTTCTTAAAAAACCACCTATTCCGATCAGACAAACTCGTAGCCGATTTATATCTGCCACCCTAAATGAAGATGAAAAGAATTTCTTTTTAGAGATCTATCGTAGCCAAACAAAAATGGCGACTGTACTTAAGCTTTTTAAAGATATTATTGCAACCGCTGAATGGCAAGTAGAAGAAGTTATACCCACGAAACCCTTTATTACTAACTCTATTGAAAGGAATTAAAAATGCATGTTGATGAGTTTATAGTCGATCCTGATACAGATGAATATGCTTCGTTCTTTCTATTACTTGCACGTCTTGAGGCTCGCTTAATTTTGAAATTTAAAAAGCAAATCCAAAAAATATAAACTCTTCTGTACCTATAAAGGCAAACGGTATCGTATAACCGGAGCAAGCCGAATGGGAGATGTATGGCTTACCACTAATTTCAATCAATCGATGGGGTACCAGCTTCGTGTCGATGTATCTGAATGTAGTGATTTCAAGGAGATTCAATAATGTTTCAAAAAGCAACTGTAGGAATGGAAGTTGAAGATTTGGTGTTTGGTCCTGGCATAATTGAAAATATATCATCTGGCGGTATTACTATACGCTTTGAACGTTTTGCTGAAGTTAGAAGGTACACATTGGATGGTAAATTTGTAAATGGTGCAAATCAAACATTATTCTTCAAAGGTATAAAAGTTAATATTAAAGGTATTAAACAGCTCAGAGAGCATTATATCAATATTTATAAAGATGTCTGTGATAAAATTATCTTAGACGATAAAACATACAATACTCGTGAAAAAGCTCTGGAAAACTTGCGAGATTATTATGATCATCTTGATACCCGCTGTATCTTAGTCCTTGAATGAGGTAAGAATATTTAAATAACTAAGTAATATCAATTATAATCAATGAAATTGAAGTAACTGTTTGCGAAGATTTGGGTATCTTATATGAGATAGAGAGATACCTAATAGGTATTATTCAAAAGGCTGAAATTTTATATAAGCCAGAAAAGGAGGTAATATAGAAATCTGAGATGTAAACAGAAGCTACACTAAATTCGCCCAAGAACCCTCGCGACGATCATCCAGGGCCATCTTTCAGGGGCCACAAGGCAGCATTGTCATCGGACCAGTCTGGCATGTTCTTGGCTGAATTTTGAGAGGGGGTGGGTGAAGATTCTACAACCACCGACAACCCCGTTGAATTAACCCTTAATCTTGAAAGTAACCAACTTTTCATCGGGTAGAATATTCTACCAAAATAACAAAGGATTATATCACACATGGAAACT